TTTAGAAAATAGAATTAACGATCAAGAACAAAAACTTGATAAAATAATAGAGTTACTACAGAATGGCAACAACTTACCTAACGCTAACAAATAGTGTACTTAGAGAATTAAACGAGACAGAGCTAACCTCTAGTACGTTTAGTTCTAGTAGAGGTATACAAACTGCAGTTAAAGATTTTATAAATAAAGGTATACACGATATTTATAATGAGACTGGAGAAATACCTTTACTATATGCAAGAACTACACAAGATTTAACTGTAGGTGATAACGAATATTCTTTTCCTACAGATTTTAGAAAAGCAGATATGGATTCATTTACTATGGGTCCTAGAGAGATAGTTACTAATGGTGAGTTTGAATCTAATATAAATAGTTGGACTACTATTATAGGTGCAGGAAGTGCAGCCTATACTAGTGCAGGAAATGGTAGATTAAGATTAAACGATTCTGCGGCACATCAATCTATAAATACTACTGTAAATAAAACATACAAAATACAAGTTAGAGTTTTAGATACTAATAGTGTTGGTGCTGCTTTAAAAGTACAGGTAGGTACAGCAGCAGAAGGAACACAAAATTTAAATACAACATTAACTGTAACTAACTTTAGAGAAGGTGCTATATTAAATACAACATTTACAGCTACGGCACAGACATCTTTTATTACACTTAATAACACAGTTACAACTACAAATTTAGATGTAGACTACGTAAGAATATCTAGAAGTGATATTGCACAAAGAAAATTATCTTTTATATCATATGATAGTTATTTACAAAATTATAAAGTAACTGATGATACTAATAATAGTGGTAATTATTCACCACCATTAAGAGTTTATATATTACCAGACTATGCAACGTATGGAGTAAGTCCAAGACCAAATACAAACGAATATACATTATCTTATAATTATTATACTACACACACAGATTTATCAGCACACGGTGATAATATGAGTTTACCTGATAGATTTAGAACATTAATTGTAGATAGAGCTAAGTATTATACCTATATGCTAAGGTCAGATCCACAACATGCACAGTTAGCTGATAGAGATTTTCAAAGAAAACTAAGATTATTAAAAGTAGATTATGCTACTAAAAATGATTATATGCGTAGTGATACAATTGGAGAGAGTATTGCCACAAACATAGGAGGTAGAGTAAGTTAATGGCTATAAATTTTAGTGATAAAAAAATTAAAGAACCTGAAGATAACATGAGATATGCTGAAAAGAAAGCAGTAAGTCTAATGAATAATGGTCTTAATAATGAAATGAATACAGGTAAACTTAATAGAAGAGAAAAAAGAGATAGAGAATTATTAAAAACAAAACAAGATAATACACAAACATTTGGCCCACTCACAACAAAAGAAGAAGGTAGATTACAAAAACTATCTATGAAAGAAATGAAGGGTGAGAATGCCGACTACTGATTTAATTTCACCATTTGTAGTAAGTTGTGCTGGGGGTTTAACACTCAACAAAGATGTATTTTCTATGGCTCCTGGTGAAGCACTTATATTGCAGAACTTTGAGCCTGATATTAAAGGTGGATACAGAAGAGTTAGTGGTACAGCATTATTTAATACTACTATAGTTCCAGAGGGTTCTAGTAATACTAGTAAAATAGTTGATTGTTCTATAGTATTTAATGGACAAATTATTGTTGCAAGAGGCGGTGATATACATAGAGGTACAACTTCTGGTAGTTTTACAACATTAACAACTGGTCTAGGTACATCAACTAGAGCATATGATTTTGAAAAATTTAATTTTGATGGAACTGATAAAGTAATTATTGCAACAGGACATTCACCTGCACAGATTATTAATACAAGTTTTGCAGTTGATGTGGTAAATGCTACAGGTGGTGGAACAGCTCCAACTAATCCTAAGTTTGTAAAAGTATTTCAAAACCATATGTTTTATGCTGGCGGTACTAACTCTCAAGAAGTTATATTTAGTGTACCATTTGCAGAAGATAATTTTACATCTGCTAGTGGTGCAGGATCATTTAAAGTTGACTCGGCTGTTGTTGGATTAAAAGTATTTAGGAATGAATTAATTGTATTCTGTGAAGATAGAATATATAAACTAACTGGAACAACATCTAGTAATTTTGCAGTACAAGAAGTTACAAGAAATATTGGATGTAGAGATGGTGGTAGTATTCAAGAGATTGGCGGTGATGTTATATTCTTAGCACCAGATGGTCTTAGAACTATTGCTGGTACGGCTAGAATTGGTGACGTTGAATTAGGATCTATATCTAGACAGATACAGTCTAGAATTGATGATATAGGATTAAATAGAATATCATCGCTAGTTATTAGAGATAAATCACAGTATAGATTATTTTATCCTACAACTAGTGGATCACAAGGTTCAGCAAAAGGAATTATAGGTGTATTAAAAACTAACCCTAATAGTGGGTCTATTGGTTTTGAATACTCAGACATGGTAGGTATTAAACCATCATGCACAGACTCAGATTTTATAAGTGGTGTTGAAACACAAGTATTCGGTGGATTTGATGGTTTTCTATACAAAATGGAAACAGGTAATACATTCGCTAATGGATCAACTAACTCTACGATACTAGCAGTATTTAGATCTCCAGATATGGTAATGGGAGATCCAGGTGTTAGAAAATATATGCAAAGAGTTAATCTAAACTATGAAGGAGAAGGTACAACAGTTACAGCAGACCTTGCAGTTAGATATGATTATGATGATCAGAATACACCACAACCAGATAAAATATCAATAACATCAGGTGGAGGTGCAGCGGTATATGGAGTTGCTTTATATAATAATGCAACATACGATGCATCAGGTATACCACTAATAAGACAATCAGTAGAAGGGTCAGGATTTGCAGTTGCACTAAAGATAGATGATCAAAGTAGTTCAGATGCATTTTCAATTAAAGGCTTTCAGCTAGAATTTACTCCAGGAGGAAGAAGATAATGGCAGGCTATTCAGCAAGACAATCAACATTTACATCAGGTGATACTATAACTGCAGCTCATTCTAATGATGAGTTTAACCAGTTATTAGCAGCATTTAATGCATCTACAGGACACACGCATGATGGTACTGCGGGTGATGGTGGACCTGTAACTACTCTTAGAGATAGTGATGCTTTAAATAAAATACTTGTAGATACAAGTAATAATCATTTAGAATTTTATGTAGAAGTATCTTCAGCTGCTGTACAGCAGTTAAGAATACAAGATGGTGCTATAGTACCTATCACAGATAATGACATAGACCTAGGAACTTCCTCTCTTGAGTTTAAAGATTTATATGTAGATGGTACAGCACACGTTGATGCTATTAATTTTAATGGCACAGCTATTACATCAACTGCAGCAGAGTTAAACATATTAGATGGTGTAACTTCTACAGCAGCAGAACTTAATATATTAGATGGCGTAACCTCTACTGCGGCAGAACTTAATATTCTTGATGGTGTAACCGCAACAGCGGCAGAATTAAATATTATGGATGGGGTAACATCCACAACTGCTGAGTTAAATATATTAGATGGAGTTACATCAACAGCAGCAGAATTAAATTTAGTCGATGGCATTACAGCAGGAACTGTAAGTGCATCTAAAGCAGTAATAGTAGATTCTGATAAAGATTTAACTGGTCTTAGAAACTTAACTATATCAGGAGATCTTACAGTATCAGGTGATGACATTACTATGGGTACAAATACTGCAGGTAATTTATTAATTGCAGATGGTACAAACTTTAATTCAATTGCTGCAGGAAGTTTATCTGAAATATCTACAGTTGCAAATGATGATGTTTTTATAGCAGTTGATACTTCAGGTGGTGGACTTAAAAAAATTTCAAGATCAACTATTGTAGCAGGATTAGCTACATCTTCAGCTTTATCAAATATAGTAGAAGATACTACACCCCAATTAGGTGGTAATCTTGATATGAATGGTGCAGATATTGTAACCACTTCAAATGCAGATTTAGAATTAGCCCCTAATGGTACAGGTCATGTAACTGTTAAAGGTAATACAAATTCAGGTGCTATACAATTTAATTGTGAATCTAATTCACACGGACAAATTGTAATAGCTCAACCGCATAGTGCAGCTGTTACAAATACACTTACGCTACCTGCTGGTGCAAGTTCAACACTAGTATCATTAGTATCTACAGATACTCTAACAAACAAAACTTTAACATCTCCTAAGATAAATGAGGATGTAGCAGTAACTTCTACTGCAACAGAATTAAATGTTTTAGATGGTATTACTGCCGTTGTTGGGGAATTAAATGCTTTAGATTTAGGTGCTACAGCTGTTGGAACTGCAATAGCTAGTAAGGCAGTTATTTTAGATAGCAATAAAGATTATACTGGATTTAGAAATATTACTTTATCTGGGGAATTAGATGCAGGATCACTAGATGTTAGTGGTGATGCAGATATTGATGGTACACTAGAGGCAGACGCTATTACAGTTAATGGTGTAACTTTAGCTGAAACTATATCAGATACTGTTGGAGCAATGGTAGGATCAAATACTGAGACAGGTATTGCTGTAACTTATGATGATTCAGATAACACTTTAGATTTTGTAATATCAGCTTTACCATTAAGTAGTATAGATATTGATGGTGGTACAGACATAGGTGCTGATTTAACTACATCAGATTTAATAGTAGTAGATGATGGGGCTGGTGGAACAAATAGAAAAGCTGCTTTATCTAGAGTAGTAACTTTAGTACAAGCAAATATAGATGATCCAACAGCTCTAGCAATTGCTCTTGGGTAAATAATCATTGACTTTTAAAAATTTAACGATATAATATATAAGTAAATAGGAGAAAATAAATGGCAAATACTTTTAAGGTAGTAACATTTGCAGCAGAACCAGCATCTGCAGGTACAGCATATAAAATGTATACTTGTGCAGGAAGTACAACTACAGTTGTTCTTGGACTGATCCTTACTAATATTCATAGTTCTGCAGTAACAGCAGAAGTAGAATTAGTTAGTGACACAGGTAGCAGAGGTGGTGCTAACGATGTTTCAAATGGTACATCATTCCTTGTTAAGGATGTAAATATTCCTGCAGGAAGTTCACTTGAATTGTTATCAGGTGGTAAGGTTGTATTAGAAGCAACAGATGAAATCAAGATAGATTGCTCTGTAGCAGATAAACTATCAGGAACACTTTCCATAATGGAGATAACGTAAGATGTCTTATATTGGTCAAGAACCAAATACGAAAGCATTAACAGCTTCAGATATAGCTGATGATTTAATTACATCTGCTAAATTAAATTATAGTGAAGCTACATTAACAGATCAAGCAACTGTTGCTTGGGATGCTTCAACGCAAGATGTATGTAAATTAACTCTAGGTGGTAATAGAACATTGGCTGCTCCTACCAATAATACTACTGGTCAGTTTATATCAATACTTGTAATACAAGATGGAACAGGCTCAAGAACTTTAACATGGAATGCTGTATTTGAATTTGCCTCAGACACAGCTCCAACATTAACAACAACAGCTAATCTAGGTGATGTATTTGTATTTAGATACAATGGTGCTAAGTGGATTGAAGTTGGTAGAAATCAAGCATTAACATTATCATAGGAGAATTATGTACGCATTAGTAGAATCAGGATCAATTACAAAAATATTTTCTAACCCTAAAGGGTTTGAATTAA